GCAAAGAGCCATTGGACCCACCGCCGCCAACAACGCCCGATATATCGTATGGGTCGCATCCAAATGAGCCTATATGCTCATTCCCGGGATACTTCTTCCCGCTTCTTGTAACGACATTATTCTGTAGGCCGGGATGAGGAATCCAGCTCACCAAAAACCTTCCATTGTTATTCGGTTGCCACAGCACCTTCGTGTCCTTCACCCCATTCTCCCATACAAACTGCCCTCTAGTTATGTTTTTATGCATTAACATGCCGTCATTGTAATCAATCTGCTGATATATCTTATTCAGATTAAACAGCGACGAGCGGCTCTCATCCCTAAATGCATGCGCCTCCGTGCGAGGGAACTGACGATAGAACTCATTAAGAGCGTTGCTATCATTTTTTAGCGAAGACACCTCATTCTCCCAGTACTCAATAGCACCGGTGCTAATCTTCGTGCCGTCAGGGCCTTGGACGCCACCTTCTGGCGCAGTCATAACAGGCCATCCAAACTTATCTATATACCCCTCGAAGTTCCATTCCATAGGGACAAACAGCTTGTACAGCCCGCTCTTTGTCTGCCCATTGGCATTTCTCTTCTTCACATCACTATCATCATACAGCCTCTTGAAACTATCGCCACCTTTAGCCCTAGCATTACACGTAGAGCCCATCATACACTTACCCACAATCTTACTGCCAATACGAAGGGTCGTCTTGGTCACGCGCCAGTTATTCAGGATGTTATCAGGTGGCATCCATTTCCCAGACTCGTCATGAACCAACAGAGCCAACTTCTCTCCGTCGTAGCTATTGTCAGCAGTATTCCTCCAGTCAATAGTCGTGTTCAATCCGTCAGGCGCAGAATCAGACAAAACCTCGTTCATGTTCTTACGAGTGATTTTAGAGGCAGGCAGTCTATAAGCCAACTCTACCTTTGGCTTATCCATGCCATCCTGTATCGGCTTGAAGAAGAACGGGTAATTACTGGATATAGGGACAACTTTATCCGTAAACATTTTCTTGGCATCGGCACCGGTCTTTGAGAGTATGCCAATGCGAGAGTTCCGGGATAACGTAGCAATATTCACCGCCATTGAAGAACTCATAAATGAAAACCCAGAGCGCCTAATCTTCAGGTAGCACATTCCAAAGCACCGCGGGTCAGCAAGGCAGGCCTCCCAAAATATGAAGAATATTCTATTCGCCTCCCTGAAATCCGGATATCCAACGTCAATCTTGCTCCACTGAAGGTACATGTAATGACCGCCGGTTATGTATGTAGGATGCCCGTAATTCATAAACCAAAAGCCATTCTCCCTCCGGTCAAACTCTTTCTCTATGTAAGATATATGAGCCTCCTTGAAGTCAGGAGTCATATCATTCCACTGAAATATAGACTTAATCCTACTCAGCGCAGGCGGATAATCAAACCGCTTCCAGTACTGCTTATCCCTGTATGTAGCGTTTGAGTGCACTACCTTCGGCACCTCCGGCAGCCCTATCTTGATTCCAGAAATCTCATATACCTGTCCTAGCGTGCCATCTTTTGATATGACAATTATATCATGCTGCTCATCATATCCATACTTCCACTTTTTCTTGGAGTAAGGAGCCGGGAAAACATTGTATAGACTATTTTGATTTTCTTTCCGCGAACCCATGAGAAGGATTTTTATTGTCAGTAGGCATATTTAATACCTCTTCTTCTTGCTGTATCCTACTCAAAATATCCAAGGCGTCTATTATCGCCAGCTTTTTAGTAGCGGCAGCATTCTTTAACTTGTCAGCACTCAAGTCATCATCACCCCCCGTAATAATTTCCTCTTCGGCGACTTTAACTAAGTGCTCTATCGCCTTTCTCCCGGCGGCGATTATAGCTCTCTTGTAATCTTCATTCGTCTTCATAATTTTATTGCAATATTATTGGTGAACATGCGGTACAACACCTCTCCATCTACCTCGAACTCATACTCGCTCTCCGGCTCGTACACGACCTCATCCCCCTCCTTCAATCCCATGCTGAGCATCTGCTCATTGATATATCGTATCGTGCCATGGAGCGGCTCAAGTTCACAGGTCTTATCTATAATCCAGTCCTTCTTCTCCATTGGCTTTATGAAGCAGTACTTGTCATGCGCCATCCACTTGCCATCAGCCCCCTTGTACAAGAAGAATTGGTCTGGGTCTATGAGAAACGTATTGTCACTCATAAATGACCTACCGCTCTTCTGACGACCGTACATATCGTAGTAGAACTTGAAGACATTATGATGAACAAGCAGTGTGTCGCCGGGCTTTATAGGTCCGGTGTACGCCATTGGAGTATGGAGCACCTCGGCATATCGGTTGGAAAACCTATGGTCTTCCTGAGATGCGCTGACTATAAAATCTATGCCCCAATCTCGCGTATTGTCGTATCGCCTATCTTTATTGGGCTTTACAATAAATTGAAACGTAGGGTGCATCAGATAACATCGTATTCTATTGACATTGGAACGGCACTATTAAACTCCTTCCACTGCATGTGCTCATTCTTGGAGTTCGATATGTATATCTTGATGCTACCGGTATCGGTCTTTTTGATGAGCGATATCTTATGCTCACCCCTCCTGTCTATCACAAACTGACCTAATTCATAGTGCATGCCCATCTTGTAGTCAGTTCCTATCGTTACTTTACGTATCATATTAAATTGGTTTAACTCTATTCCCCATCCCTACTCTTGCCTTCTCTCGCTTTTTCGCCGCTAATTTAGCGCTTCCTACTTCACTTGCGGTCTTTGGCGTTTGAGGAGAGACTCTTTTGCTCGGCCTACAATACTCATTCTTGCCACCGGCGCCACAAGCCTTGCCCGTTCTTGTGTCCTTCCACTTCTCTGCTTCCCATCTCTTCAGGTTACTGCCAGCCTCGCCCTTACGAACGCTACCAGACTGCTTTCTACATTTGGCAATAGCCTGTGATGCCCTCGCCGACGGAAAGACATCATACTGTGCTTTTACCTTTTTGTAGCAGGCATCCTTCACTTCTTACGGGCCATTTCCTGAAACTTCTTCTTACCGTATTTCTTACGGCCAATGGCAGCGGTAATGGCATCAGCACGCTCTTTGCTGATACCCTGCTTCTTAGAGATGCTCTTACTGAGCTTTTCGAATCTACTCATACCTGTCTTACTATAAGGTTAAAATGTTCTAATGTGATACTTTGTGTCGCCGTTGCATTAGCGCAATACAACTGAACCGTGTCATTTTGCGCCAAAGTCAATATCACGCTATTGCTACATGTAGAAGCCTTAGCATTATTTACGGTTATCGTATCAGACTCTGAATACGCAATAGTTACGGTATTTTTGGCTATCCTAAACATCAGGTTATTATTATTCCCAGAAGATGCCGAAGCCCAATACGATACCAAAAATGTTCTGCTTGCCCCCGTGTTTGTAATGACGCCAGCAGCAGTAGATGTCAACGTAGCATCATTATTAGCACCCTGAATTGCAGTAACGGCAAGTGGATAAAATGTATTCGTTACCGATATTGTCGTTACTCCCCCGGAAGTGGAGTCGTATATCTCTGTATAGGCAAATATGCTCCTCAGCCCACCAACGGTTACGTTTTTAGTGCTATTACTATCGCTAGCGTCAGTTATGAGCACTAAATCGCTATCGGCAGGAGTAACCGTTGAATACGTACTTATTTTAGGCATTACTTTGCTTTTGGATATCTAACCTTTGTCTTCGTGATTCTGCCGTCTGGAGTCAGTGTCTTGCTCTTGTACTTGACCTGCTCTCCAGTCTTTTTGCCGAACACATGCTTTGCATTCTCTTGCGTGCCGTCAGGCCACCTTGCATCTTCTACTTGAACATTACGAATGTTCTTGTTCTTAAACGCGGCAACCTTACCGAATTTTTCGCGTGTCCTTAGTTTTTTAGGCGGCTGATTCATTACTTACAAGAACTTGATTTAGGCTTCTTCATTCCTTTCATTGGCATGGCCATCTTACCGCCTTTAGCGTAGGTTTTAACCTTACCACCGCCCATCATCTTAGGGGACATCATCTCTTTTTTGTTTTTCATGGTTTTTCGAATTTTTTAATTATGCTGCAAATATAACTATGTAATTTGTCCTTAGAATTTTTTGCAGCATAGCCCTTAATCTTGGCCATCTGCGTAGGATTCAGGATATACTCGCCACCGGTAGCCTCCGCAATCTTGCGTCCGTTGCGCACCAAGTGTATAGGGTTCTTCTTGTGAGAAAATGGGCCAGGCGTCTTCTTCATAACTTTAAAGCTATTGTAGCAAATAATAACGATGTAATTACAACTGCCCACATCCACCCCGGCGTCACCTTCTTCTCCTTGACAACGTCCCTAGAGACGTAGATAGTATCAGAAACAGCCCGGTAACGCTGGATAATAGTGTCAGTCTTCAGCCTCACAATTACCCTTCCGCTGTCAGTATATACCTTGACTTGAGACGCGCCAGCCTTCGCCTCAAAGTTAAACGCCTTCAAGATGCCATTCGAGTCACACTCAACCGGTATATAGCTCGTGCTATACACAGGCACCTGTATCGTGTCGCGCTGAATATCAACCTTCGTCACGTACTGAACGCTCTTCCTCGTGCAGGACGCCAACAGCATCAGTAGTAGTAGATATTTCATAAGGGAATATTTTATTCAGCTTCTCTTGGCGCTCTTCGCATCCGCAGTTTTCGCCCGCGACAGCCTCAACGACCTTCTTAATGCCGGTACGGGTAAATATCCTAGCGAGCGTATCGCCAACTCCCCTATCCTTGCTTGGTAAAGTGCTTTTCGTAGACATATTCAACTATTTTTAATCCTCCGAAACCAACAATAAAAGCCACGCCATACTGAGCGCTGTCTTTAAGATTCATGACCTCTATGACCAGTGGCGTCAGGTAGTTCGCAGACAGCGTTCCCGCTATCATTGATATAGCCTGTTCTTTTATGTCCATTTTTTTCTTTGACCGCCATATCATCAGCAGACTGCCGACTAATCCTGAAAACGCCAGGCCAATGTTTAGGCCGAGGTCCATGAGAAACTGTTTCATTTTCTTGCTCTATTTGTTTTTTGCTTTTCTAATCTAAACGACCCGTTCTTTTTAGTCGGATGCGACACATCCAAGCCATCCCCTTTCTTGCTGCCCATGTCTCTATTCTTCTGAACTAACTCTGACCTGTACTTCCTACGTTCAGAGGTGCTATGGTACTTAGTGTCGTACTCAGCCTTTTTCTTCCGCGCATCCGGGTTATCCGCATAATAACGAGCTGACCTTCCTTTTTTGGAGCACGAAGAACATTTACAAGATGATGAGCATTTCATTATTGTTTGTTTAATTTTAAACCTAGCGCCTTTCTTGTTTTTTTAGCATGCTTGTATGACGATGACGAAAAATCAAAATTCGATAAAAACCATCCTTTATGCGACTTTCTGGTTCCATCCATAAGTCTAGAAATTGAATTTGATTTTACATTAAGAAACAATGCTGCCTGTCTAATGTCATGAAAGTCAATCGTCTTTCCGTCAGCCCTTTTTATTGAAACAGGCCTATTATGACCTAATAGCATGTACTTGCCCCCAAGAAATAATTTTTTGCCACTTATGTTTTTTAACCCAAGAAAGCTAGCGCAATCTGCCTGAGATTCAAAAGAAATAACATTTCCGCTAATGCAATCAATTATTTGCACATTTTTACAAACAGAATCAATAACTCCTCCAGAGCCGCCTATTCTCACATTGTAGCACATAGGGTCATTTACTACATCTCTATTTACAACTACTTGCTCATAAGAAAATGCCTCTTCTCTAGAATTAAAAGTCACTAGTATTTCCCTATTAAAATTTTTGTACCCATGCTTTATTACCGCATCAATAAATGGGGATTTTACGTTTTTTCTCTTTAAGGCAACAGCGGAACCATGACTGCATACCCCGCATCCAATATATCCATCAGACCCCCTTCTCTCAGAGTGGACTCCGTAGTAATATTTCCCGTTTATTAAGCAGGTTGTTTTATAGAAGAAATATGTCACTTCTTTATTATTTTGGTGCTACTTGGACTCCATAAATGTTTGCACGCCCAATAACGCGCGGTAAGCTTGCTCTTGGCAGTGTCGCAACTATGCCTAGAGCGAAAGTTCTTCCTAGCTTTTGTGCTGTAGTTTGAGCTGTATTTATCGTCTCCGAAGTGTATGATTTTCTCCTGACCATTCTCACAGCCTTTGACCATTTTCTTTTTTCCTGCACTCGTCGATGGTCTCGGACGGTTACAGGGCATGTCTTTTTTACTTACTGCCATGTCATATCTATTAGTTGTGCGTCTGAAAGTCTTGTGGTGTATATCGCGGCGGCGCGGATGCGGTCGTTGAATGGGCCGTAGCTTGTACTTGATAACTCTACCCTTGACAAAGCAGCTGTTGGATAATCAGTTGAATTGGTAGATGTTGCTACCTGTAATCCATCTATGTAAAGAGCGTAGTTTCCATTTTCGTAACCAAAACCTATTTTGTGAGAACCAAGCGAAAGAGCACTGCTTGTAAATAATGTGACTGCTGATGTTGATGTTTTTTTAATAGTTACACGAATTGCCCCAGTGGCATTTTTTACAACGGTCAAATAGTCACTTGTGCTTCCCGAATCAATTGTCAAAATTGTGCCCAAAGTCAACCTTTCAACATCCACCTCCGCATACAACGTGCCTTCAGTCTGCCCGATATACTCGCTTGCATTAGCAAGGGTAATCACATCCGCGTTGCGGGTAATGGCCCCCGTGGTCGTGGGGATGAATGACGTTGGTACTGCACCAAGTTCGAGTTGTGCGCCCCAAATGTAAGCGGTTAGGTTAAGTGCGCCTGATGCGGGCCAAGAAACGTCATTGTCCGCTTCTGCTAAACTTATCGTTACCAAACCTTGTAAATCACCTGATGCAATAGTATATGGTGCTGAAATAAGTCGATACCAACCATTACCATAATTTTGAATACTTGCACCTGCTGTTAAAGCTGTGCCGCTGGCAAGGCTAAAATATGTGTCGGATGTTCCAGTTGCGCTTGTCCATCCAGCAAAACGCAAACGAATAAAATTGGCAGGATTACTTGAACCTGCTTTTACAAATAAACTAAACGTGTGCTGACCTGCCGCAGTAACAGTATAGCCAGTTCCGTCATATGCAAATTGCGAAATCCCAGATGCCGCACCACCAACGTACTTGGTTATACTTCCGCTTGTTCCATCAGGTGCAAGAAAATCCGTGCTTCC